CGCTGTGAAATTAATCGTGTCTTTAACCATCAATGCTTAAACAGAGAAAAAAGAAAAAAAAAAACTAAAGATGATAATAAATAAATAAAAATTAAAATAAATGAAAATAAAAGGAAAAAAAAATAACCTAACTTCCTAAAGTTAGAAATCGATATTAATTCGGTATGTCAGAACAATGTCGTAATAGCATGGAGGCCAATAGATTATAACGTTCTGTGGGTGTGGATTCAGGTAGTTGCAAAAACTTACTCAGTATAGCTACATAACAGTCTGTATCAACGCAAATATCATTTAAAAACTGTGAGAGATGTTCCTCGAAATGTTTTAAATGATAAAAACCAGTGTTGTAAGCCGGTAAATTGTCGATAGGGTTAGTGTTGCAGTGTATGCTATAAAGTGCAATGTACTCATCATTTACTTCTTTCGAAGACCATCGCTGGTATTGGTTTTGATTGACGGGTTTTTGTTTTACGCTTTTCTCCACGTTTGTTGGTGTTACGCATGCTAAGTTGCATGGCAGCGATTTGTTGTCGCAATTTTGCAATGGTTTGCTTGTCACCGTTGTTGGAAATGGGTTTAGTGATGGCTCTTTGTCGTTTGCTTGTGGTGGGAACTGCGACAGCTGCATCAGTTTTAGACTTCTTGTTGGCGATAAGGTCTTTAACGAAACTGAGAGCGTGTGGCAGAGCTGACGCAAGAAAGGGCAAGAAAGCACCCAATGCATTATACTTGGCTGGCATACCATCGGGCATTTCATAAAAAGTATCCATCAAAGATTGCATTTCCGACAATGATGGTTTTGGTGACATACGGGCAATACCGTTCCAGGGACCATTCCAAACAGGTTGTGCTTCAATACCATAATAGTGTTTAATGGCAATTGGTGAAACAGTCGCACCGTATTCAGTTGGTCCTGCGGTTATATTTGGACTTATGCCTTGCATTCGAATAAACTGCCAAGTCATATCGGATGACCATAAGGTGTCAAGCATGACTGGTGAGTCGGCATTTGATCCGGGTGCAGCTGGATCTTTTAGCTGCACTAGATGTGTGGCGTCATCAGAACCGATAGTGTATGACCAGCATTCGTACAAACCCTTAGAATTGAGCTGTGTGTTTGAGCCGGACATCCATTTTGGTGACAAGGTGTTTACTCGACTGACAACGAAAGCACCGTTAATAAATTTATCCTGATAAGATCGCATAGAGTTTTGTGCGATCTGTGAGGGTGTTGGTACAAGTGACACTGCGTCACTTTCATAACCAACTTTGCCCAAGTTGATAATTTGGATAAAATTATTGGGGTCAAGTTTTAATCCACGTGATCTTAATTTACGTGATTTAAACCAACTTTCGATGACTGCATGATGGAAATCGCTGTGTGTTTCGCTGGAACAAAACAAATCATCACCTTTAGTAGTAAACAAATGATCCAATGCCATATTGAACAATTTAGGTTGATCATACGACATGGATGACATCGACCCAGAGAACAAAATATTAGGATTGAACTGTTGAGCCGATATAACGCCTTGGTTGTTAAAAGCAGTAACATTTGGATACAAAGTGATGGATTTGTAGCAAGGTCTGTACAGATTAACGGTACTAGACCAATTTTGAAAATCAAAATTGTCTTGAACACCAACATTACCAACGTCTTGGGTGTAGGTGTTAGTCAAGCCTGAACCAGCTGTGTAATTGTAACAGCAACCAAACCACTTAATACGTGCACCAGTGGGGACGATTATTGTGTAATCGTTGTGGTCATTCCACGAATTTGATGCGTATTTAGCAGTGCCAAAATCAAAGGTGACAGGTGTCTTTAATACGTCGATGTTGCGCATATTGTAGACAACTTGAGTTCTAGCATCCTGCGTCGGTAAACCAGAAAATTCTGGTACCGTTGTTGGTGGATGCGTAACCTTGCACACAAAAGCCTGAGATGGTGTGAGTGACTTCCCGTGCGTCTGTTCTGGCATGGACGTTGAATCTGACATAGGGTCAAAATTCATGCTATTATCAACTAGATGTGATGCGGAGTTCATGGTGTAATTAGATGTATGTGCGATAATATGATGTACTATATTATTTAATTAGAAAAAGGGGGACTCACTTTCTCTGAAAATTATCAGAGTAAGTGAGCCTGTCTTCAGCCTGAATAAATTCAGCATCCTTGTAGCTGGTATTGCTTAATTGTATCAGGTATTGATATAACAGACTCACTTGTTCTTTGTTAATCGCGATCCCCTTGTCTCTGTAATGAATGCTTGCACAATCGACACCAATCTTGAATTTCTCTTCGGAGTTAACCATACTCAAAACTTCTTTCAGGTTAACACGAGATTCCTCCCAAGATTCCTCATCCTCGTAAATTTTACTGACCGCCTTGACAGATCTGCGTACAACATCAGGGAAGAAACCATGCGGTGTTACGAAGTTAGCGATGAATTCGGATACTTTTTCGAAACTGATTTTCAGTTTGTAACCGTGCTCTTCGTATAACGCAGTTTTCCTTCCGAGAACTGGGGTCACTCTTTTAGCGCGTATATGAGAGTCGTCACCCTTAAACGCTGCATAAAGTATGTCTTGAAACCTGTACGCATAACCCAATACTGCCATATTTAATATTGTGTTACCCGTTATGGTTAGTGGTTGTCCAGAATGTTGCATGTAAAGACCGTGTAACATACTGATACCATCGCTACATTGGTACATGTTACACCATTTCGTACGCATATTAGCGTAGAAGTCAATGATCTTTTGGTTGACGCCTAACACGCCAAACATTTCTAGTTCTAACTCAAGCATACTTTTAGTGTGAGAAGTGTCCATTTCACTAAAATCACAGTTTATGTTCGTGTACTTTTCGCTAGTGTACTCATCTTTGTAATTAGCGAAAAATGTGGATAATTCAGCGTCACTTTTGTTAAACGCAATCAGCACATTTGGTTTCGTACATTCAAAAACACATTCTGTTAAATATCGTGAATAGGCACAGAAAAACAAATTCAACACTTTACTCCAGGCGCTAACACCTTGACCGGCCTTATCGGCATTCTCTTTAAGACCGGATGGATCGTGTTTATTTTGTTTCTTCATGGTGAACGTGATCATACGACACTTTAGGTTCTGCAGATCTACATCGAACATGTCTACTACATTTTTACGATTAACAATTGGCGCGATGTTCTCAGCCAATGTTTTAAGATTTGACATGGTTATAAGTTCCAAGTCTTCGTCATTTTCGTCCAATACATAGTAATCCACCATGGCATCTTCGTCATATACCAGACCATCAACAGCGGTACTTTTGCGCACAGTACCGGGCAAACTCATTACGCGACCAATATTCGTTGTTGCGGGTTTAATTTTCTTTTGGAGCTCAATAATATAGTCAACAAAATGTGTGTTTAATTTGTCATTATCAAGCTTCAGTTGTTTAAACTTGCGCATGTCAATAAATTTGGCCAAACCTTCTTGTAGTTTATCGTAATGATTGGGTGCCCTTTTTGCACGTGTTGTTGCGTACCTGGCTATTTGTGTGTTGAGTGTGCCAAAACTATCTTTGCTGTAGTATGGTAACACAAAACGATGGTCGGTCAACTTGCCACCCGAAATGCTCACATCAATCGGGTGCGTCAAGTTGCTGGAAATTTTCATTGGAGTACCGTCGATAGGTCTAAGTTTTAGAGGTTGAATACGTATATCAGCACTGTGTGTGAAGTTCTTTTTGACATTGAGATTGCACAAAATGTCAATAACGGACTCTTTGTTGGTTGTGACCCTTGTGTCAAAACCTCTCCAAGTGCGTTTCACATCCTCAGTGATGATTTGGGGTCCAGTGGATAATGGGACACAAGCTTCTTCTATGATCTCCTCAATCGGTGCACCTTGTACAGTTAACAATATTTGTAACTCTGGTGAACTTTTTCCATAGACTAGCAATTCATCCTTGTGCCTTGAAGCACCCACGTAGACTTGACGTATTGAGACAGTTTTGTCTATTGCTTGTACGTGGCAATAGTCATCCAAGTATAATAACACTTTACTAAATGTCATTCCTTGTGATTCGTTAACTGTCATACTCTTGTAACCTAGTTTAGCCAAATAACTTTTACCATCCTGGGTAAAAGCCAAAGCTATATCGACGACATGATTGCTTAAATCTTCAACTCTTTTGTGAGATTTAAACACCTTTGACGATGTTCGTGCATTTGGTATGTAGGTATCTAACATACGTGTTATGTCTTGAGGTATCCTGTGTGTTTCGGTTACGTAATTGGATAAATCAAATTCTAACTTTGTGTGATCCTTGCAATATGGTCCAATTTGCTGAGAATCACCCATTAAATGTATGTGTTTAATACGTCCATTCAAATGCATTGCGTAATAGTACGCTATCGCAGATGGTTGCATTGCGAAACATTCGTCTATGTAGAGGTGTCTGACTTTCACTTTAGGGTTACGATGCAAGTGTTGTATTAACACAATATATGTGTAAATCTCTTGCTTCGTGTCTGACCCTTTCTCCATCAAATTATCTGATTGCGCCCTGATGGGGCTAACAATCATATCAGTTCCAACCTTGTACACGTTGATCACACGTTGTGTTTTGCGTGACCCACCGATACCATTCAGACAAGATAATGTAAAGTCTTTAGGTACCGGATATTTTCGTATCTGGTTTTTAGAGATAAAGTCATTAAATGAATCTTCATCAACTGAAAACTTGACGGGAGTTTTAAAGTGTTTAGCAATCATGTTCTCCTGTGCAGCAATATTATCCTCACTCTGCTCGATTCGTTCGTGTCGAGCTATGACATGTTCAACGTTGTTAATTTTGTCAATGTCAATCTCTGAGACACGTTCCGTAGGTTTCAAATCTTTCATTATTAATATCTGCTGTTTTCGCTTTTCAAGCGCCTCCGGTGACATTTTGGTATAATCCTCATGAACTGGAGCCTTTACGTAATTTCCTATTAAGAAACCACTGAGATAATAATACAACTCCCCACTCTGTATAAGTGAGTGTTCCATCTTGAAAACTTCTTTAAATTTGAAACTGTTAAACGGGAACATTAAACCATCGCGCTTATACGGGTCACTTTTGATGATTAAGTGATTAAAAGGTGATAGTTTTTCGAGCAATTCAAGCAACAAATGAAACTCATGCATAAATAAATCCACAACAATGATGTCATCTTTTTCGAGTTGGACTTCGGAAAGGTCATCATAATTTGTATGTTCATTAGTGAATTTTTGCAAAGTGCTGTGCGGGCACGTTAGTTTATTGTTGATTGTGTAGGGATAATATCTGCCCCCTTGACCTAATTCTTCAAAGATCATACCGAGAGTACCGGGCGCGGCGGTTAAATCTACAACGCGGGTGGTACCATCACCGATGGTGTTGATGAATTCATACAACTCACGCATTTTTAATCGCATGTGGTTGCCAGTTTTCTCTTTCAGTAGATATATGGTGTCCATAACTTGAAGATTAGTGTGTAGCAAGTGATTGGTTGTGGATAAGATTGTTTTGTATCCACCTACATATTTACTGTAGAACCAATGTACATTGCCATCATGACAAATTTTGAGATTAATATCCCCTTCCTTAACACGGAAAGTCGAAACGGTGTTCTGTTTACGATTAATTACCACGCAATTTTCCTTATTGATATAAGCTATTAGGAATACTTCTTCCAGGCTCAACCACGTCGATTCTTCATCAAGTCGACGGATATGCTTTTTATCACTTTGGAATGAGATGTCTGCACTGGCACCTTCATTTGCTAAGTTGCGGTGGTGATAGGATAATTTCTTAAATTCGTCAAGCTCAGACTGTGTGGGGGTAAATCTGAGTGCAGTTTTGTCCACTGCGTGCATAGCGCACTGCAAAGCTCTATACGCACATTGCCCAGGGCCGAATTTATCATTCGGTTCGTGCTCAACGGCTGGCACTTTTACGACGGTGTTAATCGATTTCGATGCGACTGTGTCTGCAGGTGGTGCACTAGGCTCCATTAGGTCCTTAAGATCTGGTATCACGTGATCTTTATCATCTTCAATGGTCCATTCTGCGTGTATCGCATTAAATGGTTTTTTGCAGTACGGGATGTTTTCGTACATGTATTGTTTAAGATTAACTATGCGGACGTCCATCAAATTAGACACAATCTTTTCGATGTTGTTCATGTCATCAACATTTTGGTAAGTGCTAAACCAATTGTCAAGAAATTCTGACTGAGACTCTTTGATCAAAGTTTTAAATTTGACCCAACATTTTCTGATTAGACCTTGTCTTTGGTCGCTATTAATCTGGTGAAATGCAGTCTTAATGGTTTGGGTTGTATCACAACGTCTGATAGCAACGTATATGAATAAGTTAAGTACGAGCTCATTAAATGATTCGTTCTTATTCGTGATACCCTGGTAAACGAGTTCGTTGTCGGCACCGTATACCAAGCTCTTACTGAAAGCAATACAATGAGTGTTAAATGCAGGGTATGCAAATACTTCTTTTGTTAGCTTTGTTCCGTATGTGAAGGCATTGTGAACAAAATCAGTTTCACAGATGACAAAATTAGCGTTGTGATTACCAACTACACCTTTTAGGGACCTGATGATATTCGGTACCACAGTGTATTCTTTGTGATATATTTTGGCAAAATCAAATACGCGGAATAATGTCTCGTTAGCGCACGGATGTTCAATGCGTGTGAATCTGATGATGAAAAAGTCGGATATGTTATCAACAATCTCAGAAACAATATCAAAATCTTTACATTTGATACGGTTAACCGCCAAATATGATTTCCAGATGTTGTAGTCATGACGGTAACCGTTACTTCCGTCGTTAAAGTAAAACTTGACATGACTTTTTCCGTCCAGTTTGATGTTGTAAACTGGTGTGGGAATGTTGATCTTCTTATTGGTGAGCAGTGACGGCAAAAACATCGCAACATCGTACACAATGGTTTGATGTGCGTTAAAGATGTCAGCCACTTTACTCAGGCTGATATCGTAGTTTGCGTTAACACTGTAACAATAAGGTGCTTTGTAGGTGCAGTTCTCGGCACCTGAATGGCAAACGGACAGCTGTCGGTTGCCACGAGCGGTTTGAAACAGTTCATCGTTGGACTGACGAACTGCGCAGTGGATGTATCGTGATTTTTCACGATCTGTGATTATACGAGCACATATATGTGTACCAACCGCTGGTGTATAATCAAAACCTCCACCGACATCGACCGCACGTCCATACTTACTAGCAAATTGAACAAACTTTTTGGTGGCATAGTCCGTCATAAATGCTGCAAGTGCGTGCGTTCGGTGTGCCAGATATTTAGCGCCTTTGTTGGTCAGCACAAGCTCTCTTGGCAATAAAGCTTCTTTCAACCAACTGTACTCTGCCAACGTCAGCGCAAAAGGGCATTGCACGGTAGTATTGGCAATGCTGTTTGCACTGGTAATGGCATTAGAGACATAACCTCGATCCATCGAGGCTAGCTCCCCAGCACGATTGCTGGAGTAGTATGGGTTGATTGACATTTAATATGAAATAATGTATATTGGAAATTGAATATTGGATATTAAATATTAAATATTATAT